GTGCAAGAAACTTGACATCCTGGGGGGTACAACTTTGGTTGAACATACTCCCGGGGAAATGGGTACTTATGTAAGAATTTTCCACCATAACCGGAATATAACCGTTTTAGTGATGGAAATTTTCCACTATAATGTAAAATATAAGTTACAAAAACATATTGTTTTGTAAACTATATTACACATTATGGTGTCACAATTATTTGTAATTTTGTAACAAACTTATTTATTATGGCACACATAGAACATAACTTCTTTCCTCTTAAAGTATTTGTAAGAAATGAATACATGTACCAACATGAGAAAGGACATGGAGAATTTACTCCAGGTATTATTATATCAGTAAGATGTATGCCGGGTCAAGCAGCATTGTTTCAAGTGTTACTTGAGAATGGGGCTCTTAGAGATAAACTACCGAGTCATGCTTTATTGACTGAACCAGAAACACCAGATCCAGATCTACCATTTCACTTTTTACAGTTGTGGAATTGCTTCTCTTATAACTTTACTGTGGTAAGTTTATCTTACCTATATGATACTCCTGTAGAAGTATATATGAAAGACCATAAGTTTTACAAAGGTAATTACCATGGAACTATCAACTGGGGGTCAAATGACATGAACACAGATCTTACATTAGCTGAAGATCCAAAGGAACATAAATCTCATCATATCATTTTATTAGAAAATGGTCAGATAGCTTTACAACCTAACAACAGAATTAAATGGTCTGAGCCTAGCTTTGTAACTAAACCTTTCCCAGAGAAACCAGATTACTTAGTATGTAATGAGTGGTATAACTGTGAAGGATTTGAGAAATGGAATACAGAAGATTCAGAAAGAATGTTTTATGATAACGAATAATATAAGGTTATAGCCTTACTCAAGGGCCCCTGTTATAAGGTTATATCCTGATATTTGTATAAGTAAATAATTATTAGTATATTATTATATGAAGAAAGTTGACATGGGTAAGTATATCTTACTTATAGGTAATGATGCTACTGAAGTCTTTGACTACTATAAAGTAGATGAAATGCATGGTCTTAACCGTGCTGATGCTCAAGCAGAAGAAGTAGACATGACTACTCCTAAAAATGGAGATCAAGGTAATGGTGTTTACTTATATGGATTAACTAACTATGATCCGGCAGATAAAAAACTTACTGCTAAAGATCCATACAAACCATTCTTGTTTATAAACTTAGGTACTTTTAAAAAGTATTCTGTTACAGAAAAAGCTACAGGTGTTATGCATGAGACAATGCACATGAGTATCTTACTAAACAATTGGGATATAAAAGATAAAGAAGAAGAAGTAATAGGATTTGCTGAAGAAGAAGCAAATAAGATTATTGAAAAACTAAAGACTACTAAAACAGAAGTACCTAAGAAAGGGTTCTTCTCTAGAAAATAAAAAGTAATGGCAAAGACAGCAGCTTGGACTAGAAAAGAAGGTAAAGATCCTAAAGGTGGATTAAATGCTAAAGGTGTAGCTTCTTATAGAGCAGCTAATCCTGGTAGTAAACTTAAGATGGCAGTAACAACTAAACCTTCTAAGTTAAAAGCTGGAAGTAAAGATTCTAAAAGAAGAAAGAGTTTTTGCGCTAGAATGTCTGGTATGCCAGGCCCTGCTAAAAAACCAAATGGAGAGCCTACAAGGAAAACTCTTGCATTAAGAAAATGGAACTGTTAATATATTATAATCATGGCAAAAATTAAAGACAGTAGTTTAACTACTAAGGTAACAAAAAATATCTCTAGACCAGGGATACATGCTAAGAGCGGAAGCTCTCAATTAAAGTCTTCAAAAAAATATAAAAAAATATATAGAGGTCAAGGAAAATAATTATATATTTGCATAAACCAAATAAATATATTATGTCAGATAAACCTAAATGTGGATGTGGAAAATCTCAAGATGCTAATGGATTTTGTGATGGATCTCATAAAAATAATGAAGAACAAGTAGCATTTAAAGAAACTAAAATAGTATCTTTTGGAGAAACTCTAATGGAAATAGATTTTGATTTATCAGAAGATACATCAGATTTTAAAGTTAAGAAGCTTATGGCGGAAGCAGCCAATCTATTAAGAGAAGAATATATATTAGCTGGAGGTAATCCAGTTAGAAGTATTTTATTTGAGCATGCTCTAGGAGAAATAGTTAATGCTCAGATGTCAATAAACAAAGTAATAACCCTAAAATAAAAGTATGAGCCAATTTAAAACATTAAGAGGAAGAAGAATCCTTATTGAAGTACCTGTAAAGAAAGAATCAGTAATTAAGTTATCTTCTAAAGATGATGATGCATTAATGTATGAAGCAATGAAGCAATGGAATAGACTTACTATTTATGCTGTAGGAGATAAAGTAGAAGATGTTGTTGTGGGAGATATAGTATATATTGCAGTTAGTCAATTAGAACATGCAGAAAAAGTTGACATTGATGGAAGTGTCAAGTTAATGTTGAATGAAATGGACATAGCAATCATATGGTAAATATCTCACATGATGATTACTTCTCATCTAATACTATGAATGGTAAAGAACTATCTCCAGAAGATGTTAAAGAGAGAATAAAAACTTATAGTCCTTATAATCCTTATAATGTAAAAGACTTAAAGTATATGGATCTTTCGGATCCAGTACATGATTTTAGAAAAGATATTCCTCCTTTTGATCCTCGCCCGGAATACTATGGTGGAAAGGATACAAGTTATGAAGTATTCAATGTATTAGAAGCATGGAAACTAGATAAAGATTTTTATTTAGGAAATGTCTTAAAGTATTTAGCAAGAGCTGGTAAAAAAAGTTTTAACAAAAAAGAAGATTTGGAAAAAGCTTTAGTATATTTACAAAGACGAATAGATACATTATGAAAACAATTATTATTATAATCTTTTGTGCAGTTATATTATTACTATGGTTAATAGCTAATGCTATGTCAAAACCAGTCTTTAATAAGATGAGTAAAAACTTTGAATTTGATAGTTTAGGAAATACAATTTCAAACTACTGTATATTTATAATAATTATAATGTCCTTCTTTATAGGATTATGGATTTGACTTAGAAGTTTCTTTGGTTAGTTTCCTTTTAAGTTAATAAGAAGCCCTAGTTAATAGCAGGGCTTTTTTTTATTTAATAATTTTGTTATTACAATTATTTTTAGTATATTATACATATAAACTTATAAAAAAACAATCATGGACATTTTAAATTTTATTTCTTGGATTAAAGCCGGAAACTACAGGACAACTTTACCAACTGATACACAAAATCTATTAGCAATTGGAGCTAAAGATCCAAGTAGAGATGATGGTTGGTTACCACTTGCAGTAAATGCTGCCCCCTTACAATCATTGTATGATCTTGGTACAGTAACACAACTTACTAGTATTAATACTACTGTAACTTTAAATACACATGCAGGAACTATTGTTACTGTAGGTGCAGCAACTTTACCAGGTACGCCAAATGTATTTTTATTTAATAATACAAATATAAAACCTACTTCATTGTTGTTTTTAAGTGTTGATTATCCTTCAGTAGGAACTGGAACTCCAGTTGTTTCTTCAGATTTAGCAGCATTAGGTGGATCAGCTAGAATTATTATTAGAAATCCAGATTCAAGTGCACCATTAGATCAACCATTAAATATTTATTTTTTAATTGTTAATCCACAATAATAAATAAAAAACTATGTCTATAGGAGATACTAAATCATACGGAAATAAAGGAAATAATTTCCCGTGGCAATTAAAAATGTTGGAAGGTCAGCAATGTGCCTGTGATTATTTAAAAGAAATAGATTTAAATACAGATCAAATAGAACCATTGTTAGCTCAAATACTAATAGCTATTCAAAATGGTACTGACTATGAAGCAGCACTAGTAGTAGATAGTGCTGGTGTTACATGGTTAGAAATAAGAATCTGGAATGGAACAACATTTAATCCTCCAGTTTATTATTTAGCTGGATCAAATGTTCCAGGTATTCCTGTTGCGCCAATAACATATATTAATCCTAATACATATTTAGCATTAATTAGTTCGTATACATCTAATTTAATAGGAATAACTTCCGCAGTAAATGCTATACAAGGAGATGCTACTTTTATTCCAGCCATAGTAACAAATACAAATCCAAATACAAAATTAGCTACTTTTATTAGAGATACGGCATCATTAACAGCTATTCCACAATGCTCTAGTATTTCTTTTGCTAGTGTAGGTACAGCAGATGCACTTATAAATGGCACACCTTTAAGTCCTGGTCAAACTATTAATTTTGATGCAGGTTCATTAAATAATTATTTTCTTGCCGGCACTTTTACTGCGGATACACTTACAATTTCAGGTTCTGAATTATTAATTACTTATATAGTATAAGTAATGGGTACTGAGATAAACATAGATAATTACTCTTTAAATCCTTCAGGGTTTATAAATAGACTATATACTCAGACTAGTTCTAGTACACCTGTAACAGCTACTGCCGTTGAGGGTAGTTTATTAGATGGTGGTCTAGGAACTCTTATAATTCCTGCTAATGGATTTCAAGTAGGAGATAGTTTTAATGGATCATTAACAGGTCATTTATCTTGTGTAGGTACAGCTACTTTACAAGTTAGAATTAAAACTGCATCAGGTATATTACTAGCAGATACAGGAGCAATGGCAATGAATGCTGCTACTAATAAACATTGGAAATTAGATGTTAATTTTACTATAAGGCAATTAGGAGCAGCAACAGTAGCTTCTATAGCATCAGGAGGATTATTTTCATATACTAAAAATTCAGGACTTAACTTTGAAGGTGTAAATTTTAGTATAATAAATAATACAACTTTTGATACTACTGTATTAAACACACTTGTTATAACTGCTCAATGGAATACTAATGATGCAGGAAATTCTATTTATTCTGAATTATTTACATTATTCAAAACATATTAAAATTAGTATATGAAATATTTAGTCATACTACTTTTATTATTATCATCATGTTCTCTTGAGAAGAGACTTGCTAAGTACTGTCCATTATGTGTACAGAAAGATAGTACTATAACAGTAATACAAGTTAAGGATACAACAATAACTATTCCTGGAGAAACAATAACACTATTAGACACACTTTACTGTGACTCTCTCGGTAATGTTATATCTAAACTAAATGGTGACCTTAGAGACAAAGATGGTAAGTTAGTAAGTTTACAAACTAAACTTCAAAACAATGTGTACTACACAAAAGCCAAAGTTGAAACAATCTATAAAACAATTAAAGGTAATGATATATACCACACTAATACTATAACCAAAACACTTAAACCAGAAAAGATTAAATATATTCCCGGGTGGATAAATTTCTTAGCTTGGTTTGGTGGTATATGGTTAATTTTAATAATCCTATATATAGTGTATAGAATAATAAAAGCACAAATTCCAGTGTTATGAAAACAAATTTAATTCTCTTTTTTGCTACTATGTTTTCTTTCTTTGCTCCTATACAAATGCTTGTATTAATTTTAATGTTTGTGATTTTAGTAGATACTGTTGTTAAATTAATATCACTTAAAAAGATAGCTCAGGAAACAAAAAGAAAATATAAAGATGTTTTTAAATCTAGAATATTAAGACTTGGTTATTTATATAAAACAGCTGGTTATTTTATAATGGTAGCAGTTATATTTCCAATTGATTATTATGCATTAACACCATTTATAGGAGCAATGTTAAAGATTTTTAATTTACAAGCTTTGGTAATATCACCTGCATTATGCACTAACATTTTATTGGCAATACTTTGCCTTATGGAAGTATCCTCAATAAATGAAAATTGGTTTGATATATCAAAGAATAATATACTTACAAGTGTTTCAAATAGTTTTCATAAAATAAGAAAAAATATTAAAACCGTTAGTAGTGCATATAAAGAAACCAAAGATGATGTATTATGAAATTAGACATAAGTAAAATAGTTCAACATAGGTTAAAGCCTGGTCAGTTTATAGAAGTTAAATATGATAAGAAACAGATCTATTTACATCACACAGCAGGTGGACCCGATGCTGTATCTGTAGCTAGATACTTTGATACTAAACCTGAGAAAGTTGCTAC